AGAAAAGAAATAACTTGTTTTCCTGTTTCAATTGGTTTGTCAGCCATAACGTGAGGCAGATACTTGTCGAATGAAGATTGTAGTTTAGTTGTTTGAACTGATTCCAACAACTGCGCCATTACTTCACTCTTTTCTTTGCCCAATGGTTTGAGCATCTCGGCCATCTTTTCCTTACGTTCCATCAAGTCTGCTTGTCTTTTGGACTCAGCTTCTTTTGACTCAATCACCGCTTGTTTGTCTTCGATAGCCTTCTCAGCGTCTTTTAATTTAAGTGCAGTTTCATCCACAACTTTCATTAGCTTCGCAGTCTCAGACTTCTCATTTAAGTAAGATGCCTGGTACTCTGAAGCGAACGCTTCGAATATTTTCTTACCAAAGTTGATTTCTCTAGCAGATGTGATGTCTTCTTTCAAGCCTTTTAGCTCTTCAGCAAGTTTTTTATTCACCGCATCTTCAACAACTTTAGCAGATCTTGTTATGAAAGCCTCTTTCATCTTAGCCATTTGTTTTTTGGCTTCGGCTACTAGTTTGACTTTCGTTTCCACAACGCCTTTTTTGTCTTCATGGAACTCTTTAATTTCTTTTGCAAGAGCGTTTACAACAAACTCTTCCATTTTCTTAAAGTTTTCATGAACACCTTGTCGGTCAGTGTGTAGTTCTTTTAACTCTTCTGACAGTTTAGAAAGTATAAAATTTTCTAATTTAGCAGAATGTTTGCCTACGTTTTCTTTGTAAGCAATTTTTTCTTGTGCAAGTGCTTTTCTGTCCTCAACGAACTTTGTAATCTCTTCAGATAACTTTTCGTTCATCATAGTGTCGATAGCTTCGATCATGTTTGCCTTGTCGTGCTCGTATCTTTTAGCAAACTCTTCTCGTAACTCAGCACCTACTTGTTCTTTGTTCTCTTTAATTTTCGAATCCCAAGCTTCTTGGATGCTCTTTTGCACATCTTCAGATATTGCTCCAGATTCTACTAATTTTGATATTGCGTCTATCATTTTATTTCAGGTCCTTTATTATGTTTGTTAAAGCTTCTTTAAGAAACTTCTGTGCTTTTGGGTCATTTCTAACTTCAGCCGCCAAACCCTTTGCCATATTACCACCCTTGGTGTTCATTAGGTGTTCGTAAATTGGCGTAGGATATGCACCAGGTGCCGAAGGTTGGGCCACAACATCTACTGTGATGATCTCAAAGTCTGAAACTTCTCCGCTTCCGTACTCGGAAATGTTTCCACTTCCCCTACTTGAAACGCCTAGTTTCACACCTGATTCCAACATAGTCTTGACAAGTTGGCCCATTGGTGTTGGTAAAATTTTCATTTTACCGTATCCATTTGGTCCATCCATCCACATTTCAGTTATCATGTGAGACACACGGTCCAAATTAATTTTTAAATCATCTGGGTGATCTACTTCACCTAGCACAGAGTATCCAGAACCGATCTGATCGTTCAGTGTTTTGGTTGCTTTTGCAATCTCCTGCACTGGATAAACTCTCTGATTGGCATTTTTGATCCCACCTTGAATACAGATACCTTTCATGTACAAATCTTTGCCGTGTTCTCCCTCGTGCAGGATCTGTACTCTGGCCTGATCAAATGTTAGATTCTCTCTTAGGTATAGTGACATCCGATGATCTCCTTGTTAACCAACAATCTCTAGCAATTATTTGCCAGCGATTGGAGATTTTGCAGATTTCTCAGAACCGTCAGCCATAGCTGGTTTTACTTCTTTTTTCATTGAAGTTCCTTTTGCTTTGCCTGGAGAGTTTTCAAACTCACCCATTTTCTCTGCATTTGGTGCCGGTCTATCGCCGCTGTCTGCTTGTGACTGTGCGATGTTTGAACCACTAGCGCCGGTTTTAACTTTTGAACCGCCTACCATTGGTGTAGCGCCTTTTGCCGCTTTGTCTGATTGATCTGAATGGTCAGCTTTGACTGGGTTTGCGTACTCAGACATTTTTTTCTTATCTTTGTCCTTGTGCATAGCCTCTTTTTTCATGCCTTTGTCCTTGTGCATAGCCTCTTTTTTCATGCCTTTGTCCTTGTGCATTGCTTCAGTCTGCTTGCCTTCCATTTCAACTTCTGGAGTTAACTCTGGTGCAACTTCTAAAGACTCGTCTTCTTTATCGTCGTCGTCTTTTTTGTCGCCCATCATTGCTTCGAATTCTGCTTTTAATTCATCTAAAGCGTCTTCCAAGTCAACAACTCTGTCTTCCATATCTTCGTCGTCTTTGTCGCCGTCCATGTCTTTGTCCATGTCTTTGTCCATGTCTTTGTCCATGTCTTTTTCCATGTCCATGCCCATATTAGCCTCTTTAGCGCCTTCTTCGTCTGCTGATATGTCTTTAACCAATTCGTCAGTTGCGTCGCCGCCTACTTCTTCAATTGATTCTTCTTCTGATGTTTCAGATTCAGTTGCTTCGTCTTCGATGTCTACTACTTCGTCTACTTGTTCATCATTTGCTTCTGACTCAGACTCTTTTTTCATTTTGTCTTTTTTGTCATGCATTGCTTCAGTAGTCTCAGTTTCTGTAACTTCATCTTCTTTTTTCATTTTCTTGTCATGCATCGCTTCTGCAGTAACTTCTTCGTCTGCTAGATTTTCGTAGATATCTCTTGATTTTTCTACAACGATTTCATGGAATAAAGCTTCTGCTTTATCGTTTTCTTCGTTTATTAGTAATTCTAATAACGACTCAAATTTATTGTTTGACATTTTACACGTGCTCCTTGTTTTATAGTCGATTTGTACTTATAAGTGTTTGTATTTACAAATAAAGCGTAAAAACGGGGCTATAATTGGCGTGAAAAGGTGTATTTTTGGTTATTTGTTTAACTTCAAGTTGAATTTTGTTAAAAATTCTTCTGTGGTAGGATGGGTGATGTTCCCTTTGGTGAATTTTCCTGCAAGATCCTTGGGTAAGAACCACCCCTTTGGTATCACTCTGTGAAAACGTACATCTGCAAAATCATTCACACAACGTTTTGTCTGGTTAAGCCAGTTGCCATGAAATGTGGCCTGTTCGTTGCTTTTTTTATAGTTCCTGGTGTCTTTGTAAATGTTGTTGAATCTATAGCCTTGATTTTTTCCATCTGCCTTGTGCCCTTGATAGTCAAAGCCCAGTATGTAGATCTCCTTAAATCCATGATCACATGCCATTCTCAGTGCTGTTGGACCGCTTGACCATCCTAGGCTGGGCTTGAACCAATTGACATGGTCTAATATCTTTTGGTGCTTGGCGTACTGGGCATTGTAGTTCGAGTAAACTTTATTATGGATTACATAGTCTGTTTCAGCAATCTCCAAGATCATTTTTGGATCTACAGCTATCAGGAAGTTTGGCCTATGTGTTCTGTAAACGCCGTTACAGGCAAACACAGTCCCTTTGTTCATAAGTTCGTTGATTTCGATTCCCCTACGTGATTCACCGTTGCCGAGTACAAATGCTATTGATGACATTACAACTGTAAGTTATCGTCTGGTGCAGGTTGTCCGTACATCTTTTGAACGAACACCGCTTCTTCCTTCTGCTGTGCATCATGTTCCTCAGATGCAAGTCTCATAGAGTTGATTTGTTTGAGAGTCAAACGTGTTTTTCTTGTGTCTTCTGAATCTAAAATTGATATATCGTGTTCTGGCTCATAGGTTTTGTCCTGCTGGAAGCCGTCTGTACCGTATGTAAAAAATTCATTCAGTTTCATATCCGTATTTAACCTTATGTTGCGTCTCCTCCGCCTGTGCCACCTGGCGTTTGCCCACCCGGAGTCTGGCCCGGTTGTCCTGGTTGTGGTGCTCCTGGCTCTGGTGCATCCGGACTTGCTGTAGGTTCTTCGAATTGATCGAGATCTCCGGCTATTCCTGATTGGGTTACTCCACCCGAACGTAATTGTGCATTTTTAGTTTGTTTATTCTGTGGAATGTTGTTCTCCTCAGCCCAAAGATCAGCATTTCTTGCCATCTCCTCCTCAGTTAAGCCGAGATACCTTTTCAAGGCAAACCTTTTCGACATGTATGGAAGTTCTGCCACCGCTGTGAATGTGTTTACCCTTGCTTGGTCCATCTCTGTCTGTCTGTATTGTGCAAAGTTTTGCGGTGGATTTAATTTAATCTCAAACATACTGTTGTCTATGTTGTAACCTTTCTGTTTAATCCACAATTTAAATTCTTC